AAATAATCCTAATATCAATTTAAGGATTTATGTTCAAGGTGGGGGATGTTCTGGTATGCAATATCAATTTACGTTTGATGAAGAAATTAACGAAGATGATACAAAAGTTGAGAAAGATGATTGTCTTATACTGGTAGACCCAATGAGTTTACAATATTTAAAAGCAGCAGAAATAGATTATACCGAATCATTACAAGGTTCACAATTTAAAATATCCAACCCTAGTGCTACTGCATCTTGTGGTTGTGGAAGCAGTTTCGCAGTCTAATGTCTTATAGTGAAAAAGTATTAGACCATTACGAGAATCCCAGAAACGTAGGTTCTTTTGATAAAAATGACCCCAATGTTGGGACTGGAATGGTTGGTGCTCCTGCTTGTGGTGATGTTATGAAACTACAAATAAAAGTAGGTGCAAATGGAATTATTGAAGATGCTAAATTCAAGACTTATGGATGTGGTTCAGCTATTGCATCAAGTTCACTTGTTACAGAAATGCTTAAAGGTAGAACTCTGGATGAAGCACAGAATATAAAAAATACGGCAATTGTAGAAGAATTGGCTTTACCCCCAGTAAAAATTCATTGTTCTGTTCTTGCAGAAGATGCTATCAAGGCAGCAATTGCTAATTTTAAGGATAAGTAATGTTTGGGTTTAGTACATTTTCACAATCACCATTTAGTACGTTAGGAAGTACTACTCATTTAGGTTTAGGAACTATTACTACAACATCTTCTGTAACAGCAGATGCCACTAAAATATTAATTGGTGTTGTAGATGTAACTGGCACAACAACTGTTACTTCTATTGCCGAAAGAACATTACATTTTTCTGCCAGTATTGATAGTTCAGCAAGCGTTACTTGTGATGTCGTTAAAATATTAACTGGAGTAGGTACAGTTGTTGGTACTGTTACAGTTACAGCCAGCAGTTCAGGAATAACTTTAGCTTCTGCAGTCATAACTGTAGATGCAACAATAGGTGTAGTTGGTCTTAAATTATTAGACGGAACAGGCTTAGTTGTTGTAGATGCTACAGTTTCATCTATTGGAGAATTAACAAGAATAGGCGAGGCAAGTGTAATCGCATCAGCTTTAGCGACTGCTGTTGGCACTACAGTATTTGATTCGTCAGGCACTATATCAGTCAGTAGTTTGCTGACAACTATAGGGTCTATAGTAGGAGAAGAATGGATTACATCAGATGTTGGCACAAACACATGGACAACATCAACTATAGGGTCTGAAACATGGACTGAAACATCACCAGAAACAAACACATGGACAATTAAGGAATAAAGTTATGGCAAAAGAAAAAATATCACAATATGATGCAACTGCTGCAGGAAACACAGATGTAGACGGAGTAAATATTTCAGAAGCATGTCCACCATCAGGAATTAATAATGCTATTAGAGCAGTGATGAGTCATTTGAGAGAGTTTCAAAATGGTTCTTCTGCTGATGATTTAACAATAGCTGGAACACTTACCTCGTCAAGTACACTTGCTGTGACAGGAAATGTAACGCTAGATAGTGCTTCTGGAACATCAGGGGATATTTTAACCTCTGCTGGAAGTGGCACTACACCAACATGGCAAACCACTATGCCTTCCTCAAAGCTAACAGGTGCATTACCAGCAATTAGTGGAGCAGCTTTAACAGGAATAGTAACTGGGGGTGGTTACGGAGTCCCAACAGGGGTAATAGTGATGTGGTCTGGTTCTATAGCAACCATACCAACTGGTTGGCTATTGTGTGATGGCACAAGCTCAACTCCAGATTTAAGAGATGCCTTTGTGATTGGAGCAAGGTCTGATTTTTCTGGTACAGCTAAAACATACATAACAACTTCATTAACACAAACAGGTGGTAGCAAGGATGCTATCAATGTCAGCCATACTCATACTCCATCTGTTACAGATTCAGGGCATACTCATACAGTTCCTAGTGCAAGCTCTATTGGTTCTGGTGGAACTGGTTCTTCATCTGGTGGAGCTTCAACCAAGACAACAAGTTCAAGCACAACTGGAGTTACTGTAGCTCTTTCAACAGATGGGTCTAGTGGAACTGATGCTAACTTGCCTCCATACTTTGCTTTAGCATATATAATGAAATCATGATTTTAAAATTTACAGAGTGGTTGCCTGACCAACCTAGCATGTCTGGTGCATTAATAGATGCAAAGAATGTTTATCCTGTAGCTGCTGGATATTCGCCATTCCCTAGTAGCGTTGATTATTCTAGTGCTGCAAGTGAGAATATTAGAAATATATTTGTTGGTAGATATGGTGGTGATACTCAAGTATTTGCTGGTGGAGCAACTAAGTTATTTAAGCTAGATGCTTCTGATTTAAGTATGGATGATAAGTCTAAATCAGGTGGTTATAGTGGAACAGGACAATGGAAATTTGCCCAATTTGGAAAACAAATATTAGCTGTGAATAATAGTGAGGTTATGCAATCTTGGGAAATTGGTAGCTCTAGTATTTTTGCAGATATTTCAGGCTCTCCTATTTGTAAATATGTAACAGTTATTCGAGATTTTGTTGTAACTGGGAACATAGGTTCTGATACTAATAAAATTCAATGGTCGGATGTAAATGATGAAACAGATTGGGTAAGTGGAACAACAAGTCAGTCTGATTATCAATTCATTCCTGATGGTGGAAATATTACTGGATTAACTGGTGGTGAATTTGGATTAGTATTTTTAGAAAGAGCTATTGTGAGAATGTCGTATGTAGGAAGTCCATTATTCTTTCAACTAGATACCATATCCAGAGGATTAGGTTGTTTAGATGGTAATGCTGTAGCTCAATATGGCTCAACCAGCTTCTTCTTATCTGATGATGGCTTTTACAAAACAGATGGGCAGTCTATACAAGGAATAGGTACGGAAAAGATAGATCGTTGGTTCTTTAATGACGTTAAATTAGTGTCTTTGGACACTATGACCACAGCCATTGAGCCGACCAAAAAATTAGTAGTATGGAATTATGAGAATGTAGATGGTGGCAGAACTATGCTTGCTTTTAATTGGCAAATCAATAAATGGTCAAGAATTAGCACAGATGCTACTGTAGTTGGCACTATAGCTGCGACTGGTACGACTTTAGAGGGATTAGATACCTTATACCCTTCCATAGATGCTATGCCAGCCTCACTAGATGACCGATTATTTATGGGTGGAAAATATTTATTTGCTGGAGCAAAAGATACTAAATTAACAGTTTTTACTGGTTTTGTTTACGATTCAGAATTAATTACAACAGACATAGAGTCTGGGTACAATAGCGTTGTAACGCTTGCTAGACCTCAAGTAGATAATGGGAGTGCTGATGTAAAAGTTGCTAGTCGTAGAGAGTTAGATGATTTAATTACATTTGGAACAAGTGTTTCTACATCATCTGAAGGTAGAGCAAATTTAAGAAGTGCAGGAAGATACCACAGAGTTTCTGTTAAACCAACAGGCTCTTGGACAACAGCTATGGCAGTTGATGTCGATATTAAGCCTCAAGGCAATAGATAATGTTTAGAACATTACCCTATCAAGGTGGCGAGCCAAGAGCGGTGGCAGAAGTGGTTAATAATTCTATGAATGGGAAGACCAATAATACTGGAAGTGTCCTTTTGAGAGCTTCTAATACAACTACAACAATTACAGATGAAAGATTAGGATTTGATAGTGTTATTTTACTATCACCTTTAACAGCAAATGCAGCAGCACAAACACCTTATGTTTCAACAAAAGCAAAAGGAAGTGTAGTGATTACACATACAAGCACAGCACATACAGACTTAAACTTTGATTATATTATAGTAGGCTAGGTGTTATGATTATAGTATGAAATTATATGTCGTACCTACAAATCATGTGCAGCAATATTGGCATTTAGCTGAACCTTTATTACAAAAAGCATTAGATAAAGGTAGTGGTGAATTTACTGCCGATCAACTTAAATTATTAGTTGCTCAAGGGCAACAACAATTATTACTCTTGATGAAAGATGATAAATGTTATTGTGCTGTGACTGTGCAATGGATTATGTATCCAAATGATAGGGTTTGTTACATCACTTATATCGGTGGTAAAAACACCAAGAAAGGATTTGAACAATTTAAAAATTGGGCAAAAAATAATGGTGGAACTTGTATTCAAGGTTCTACTAAATTTGAAAGTATAGAACGACTTTGGTCAAGACTATACAATTATAAAAAGAAATACATATTAATGGAATTGAAACTTTAAGGAAGAAACTATGAAATTATTAAATTTATGGACTTTAATCACAGGGGTTGTGCAATATTGTACCTTGTATAAAGGTGGTGGTGGTGGTGGCTCAACAACAGTACAATCGATTGACCCTGCAATCTTACCCTATATAACCTACGGATTAGAGGAAGCTAAAGGTCTTTATGGTGATGCGAGTCCTGAATATTATCCAGACCAAACTTATGTAGACCCATCATCTCAAACTACAAGTGCTTTAGGTTTAGCAGAAACAAGAGCAAGAGCTGGAAGTCCACTTATACCTGCAGCACAAACTCAAGCATTAAGCACAATACAGGGTGATAGATTGTCAGCAACCAATCCTTATTTTGCCGACATGATGTCAAGTGCAGCTAAACCTGTAGTCACTGAATTTAATAAAGCAATTAGAGATATTGGTTCAAGAACAGCAGCATCAGGCAGGTATGGTTCAGGAGCAATGGGTGAAATGGAATCACAAGCCACAGAAAATCTAGCAAATTCTTTAACTCAAAGAGGAGCAGAATTAGCTTATCAGAACTATGCTAATGAAAGAGCCAGACAAGACCAAGCAATCGGAAGTGCTGGTGCTTTAGCTGGACAAGATTATTCAGATATTCAACAACTAATGAATGTAGGTAAAGCACAAGAGGGTTATTCTAAGCAAGCATTAAATGCAGATATTGGAAGATTTGAATTTGGACAAAACAAACCTTATAACAAATTACAAAGTTATCTATCAGCAGCTTATGGAGCACCTGCTCCAGTTAATCAAAGCACCACAACTACAGGGGGTGGTAAATAATGTGGAATATAATAGCACCAGCCGTAGCTGGATTTGCAATAGATAAATTAATGGGTGGCTCTGGTATAAAAGGAGCTGCAGTAGGTGCTGGTGGTGGTTACTTAGGAGCAGGAAAGGGTGCTAATTTAGGTGCTAATTTTGTGAACTCAGGGTCGGCTTTAGGGCAAGGTGGTATGAATACTCTTTCTGGTATGAACGCTTTAGGTATGAACTCTGCTGTAAATACTGGATTAGGTGGATTAAATACTGGATTAGCTAATGTTACTGGTGGAGTTACAGGACAAGGATTTTCTCCTTACGCTACTCCTGATGTTTTAGGTTCATCTATTACTGGGTTAGAATCAAATTTAGGTTTAGACACTACAAATGCTATTTTAGACCCATTAACTGGACAAGCAGTAGCTCCTCAATTTAACTCCTTACCAAGACTAGAAGATACTCCTTTATATACAGGAGTTGAAACTCCTAATTTTGCAAATGTAACAAAATCTACTCCACAAGAAATAGCACAGCAATTAGCAACACAAGGCACTGGTGGGGAAGGGTTATTCGATATGAATTATATAAGCTCATTCATCCCAGATGAAAAAGACTTAGGTGCAATGGCAGTAAACATGGGAGTAGATGCACTAACTCCTGAACAACGACTAGAACTAGAACATCAACGAGCAATGGTTATGAGAGGTCAAACAGATGGTCTGTTAGGTCAAGGTGGTTATCAGGGTATTGGTGGTTCATATATATTAAGGGCATAAGGAAAAAACAATGACAACAAATTTATTTGATTATTTTAAAGACATGAATGTATTCGGAGCATCCCCAAATGCACAAGTGCGAAGTCTTTTAGATTCTGGATTAATAAATGAAGATGCTATAGAGGCAGCTAGAAAAAGGTCAATAGGCACAGGTATTGTAACTGCAGTAGCTAGTTATCTTGCTCAACCTAAAAATAAAGGTTATGGAAGTGCTTTGCCTTATCTTGCTAAATCATACGGATTAGCTCATCAAGCTGCACAAGCTCCATTTCAAGGTATAGCAGATAAATATTTAATGGACACAAAACTTACTGAACAGAAAAGAGTTTTAGATGAAAGAGATTTAAGAACTGCAAGTGTTGAACAGTTTATTAAAAATAATCCAAATATGGCATACATTAGAAATTTAGATAAATCTACACAAGCTCAAATTATGGCTAAATCTGCTGAATTAAAAATGAAAGTACCAACTAGACCAAGCAACGCACAAAGATATGCTGATTTGTTAGCTTTAAAAAATGAATCAGAGTTTGATAAAAATTTAGTTTTTACAAAATCGCAAAATGCTGAATTACAAGCATTAGCAAGAACTTTAAAAATTACAAACCCTTTAGCTCCAAGCACACCAG